CCAAGAGGCGCATATTTTGATGGGTCATATTTTGTGCGAGCTGGCCGAATGAGCTTGGTTCAACTTTTGTCGAGCATTGAAGGCAAGCGCATTACGGTAATTGGCGACAACATTGCCGATATTTATCATTTTGGCCGTACAGATCGATTAAGCCCGGAAGCGCCAGTTCCAGTCTTCGTTGAGAACGATCGCGACAACCGATCTGGCCGCCGCCGGGGTGGCGCGACAACGTGGCGCATCAGCTTGAGATGTTGCATGTTCATACCAGCACCTATATGCCGCCCGCGGTGTCGGAAAAGCATCGTTACATGGTCGGGCATCATCAGCTTTTTAGAGTCGATCAGGACGAATACGCGCCATTGGGATGGATGAAGGATCATTGGATTGCCGATTGTGCGGCGCATTCTGATGCGTTGATTTTGAGCGACTACGGCAAAGGCGCTTTAACTTACGAAAATTGTCAAAAAATCATTTCGGCATTTGTGCATTGTGGAATTCCGGTGATTGTTGACCCGAAAGGCTCGGATTTTGGAAAATATCGGAACGCGACAATCATCGTCCCAAACCACAAAGAGTTGGCCGGCAACCGGACGCCTATTGATTGGCCCTGCGTTATCGTTGAAAAAGCTGGCGAGGATGGAATCCGGCTGCACCGATCTGAAATCACTCAAAAGTTCCCATCGAAAGCGGTTCATGTGTACGACGTCACCGGAGCTGGAGACATTGTGACGGCAATCATTGGCGGCACGATGGCGGCAAAAGGAAACCTTGAGGATGGTTGTCAGCTGGCTAACATAGCCGCGGGGGCAGCCGTGGCCGAGATCGGCACCACCGTGATCAGTAGCCATAGGCTCAGAACTTTGTTATGAAAATAGTGCTGACCAACGGGTGTTTTGATTTGTTTCACCCTGGGCATTCCAAATTATTGAATTTGGCAAAAAATGAAGGCGATTACTTGATTGTCGCGGTGAACACCGACCGGAGCGTGATCAGTCTGAAAGGCAACGGACGGCCTTATCGGTCATTGAAGAGTCGTATGTCGCAAGTGGCTGCTAACCCATCCGTCGACAGCGTGATCCCGTTCGATGGCGACGTGGTGTCTCTGGTGCGGGCGATCCACCCTGACGTGCTGGTCAAGGGCGGNGACTATGCCAAATCGCAAATTGTCGGTGCTATGATGGTCGAAGCCTGGGGCGGCAAGGTTGTAATTGTNCCTCGAGACGACCATTATTCGACGACAAACCAAGCGAAGGCTTTATGAAGCGCGAAAAAACCCAGAAAGTCGAATGTCATCAATGCGCTCCCCGCGAATGGCGCGACACGCCGGTTATTACCGGAGATTTTGATTTTGACGAGTCAATTCTGCACCGTCACAACAAAGACCTCCCGCATAGGCTTGCNCTTTACGTCCGGAAGGGCAAATCTTATGGCCCGCTGACGGGTTATAGCGGATATCACGGATACCACGGAGACAATTGATGAAACACGCCAAGGGGATGAAGAAATCGAAGGCCAAGCCGGCCACCTATCACGCGGATGAGCCCAACATGATCCGGGACAAGCGTGGCATGGAAACGAAGCGCCAGACGAAAAACGACCGTTTGACGCCGCCTCGTCGCGGAACGATGAGCTAAGTCATGCCGTGGGACGTTAAAGACGCTCGGGAATTCACCAAAAAAGCGAAGTCGCCTAAGTCCAAACGGGCTTGGGCGCACGCCGCCAATTCGGTACTCGAGGCCACCGGGGACGAAGGGCGAGCCGTTCGCGCAGGTAATGTTGCCGCTAAACGCAGCGCAGCAAAATCAAAGCGATAGGTTCTGAAACAACGTGCCGGCGCCAAAAGGAAATGACAATGCGGGCGATGGGAAACGCTGGACAGCCGCCATTAAGCGCGCTCTTGCCCGTAAGGCCGAAGATGTCTACGACCGCGGGCTCGATCAGGTTGCAGATCGGGTTGTCCAAGCCGCAGTCGACGGCCAGCAATGGGCGGTCGCAGAAGTCGCCAATCGNATTGAAGGCAAGCCCACCGAACACGTCGTACAAGAAGCTACGATTACTCACGTCACTGTAGGCAATGCCCGCACCCTCGCCAACACGCTCCGCGCTATGGAACGACCCGCCCAGGTTGCTCGAGACACCATTCGACCAGATTCTGCCACTTTGGGATCAGCTTGATTCCAATGGGACTGATGCCGAAGCTATTGCGGCGCTCTGCCTGGCGGATCGCTTTTATCTGTTGGTCAAGGTCTTGGGTCGAGGCGATGCGTGGCATCCGTGGATCTATGACCGCTGCCGGGAAGTCGAGCGCGAGCCCGACGGCCACCTCGACATTTGGGGACGAGAACATTACAAATCCACGATCATCACATTCGCTGGAATTATCCAAGAGATACTCCGCGACCCTGAAATTACGATCGGCCTATTTAGCTTCACTAAGCCGATCGCGAAAGCGTTTCTAGGTCAAGTCAAACGCGAGTTTGAGAGTAATCAGACGCTAAAGGATTTGTTTCCCGATGTGCTGTGGTCAAACCCACAGAAAGACGCGCCGAGCTGGTCGCTTGATGGCGGGCTCATCGTGCAGCGGCGCACCAACCCGAAAGAAGCCACTATTGAGGCGCACGGCCTTGTTGACGGCCAACCCACCTCGAGGCACTTTAAGTTAATTATCTACGATGACGTGGTAACGCGGGAATCCGTCAACACGCCAGAACAGATCGCCAAAACCACCGAAGCGTGGGAGCTGTCCGACAACCTAGGCGCTCAGGGCGGGCGCAAGTGGCACGTCGGCACTCGATACAGCTATGCCGATACCTACGCTGAGATCATCAAGCGTGGTGCGGCCATCCTGCGCCATCGACCCGCCACCGACGATGGAATGATTACCGGCAAGCCGGTGCTGTTCTCCCAGGCAGAATGGGATCGCAAGGTGCGCGATCAGGGCGAAGCGACAATTGCCTGTCAGATGCTCGGCAATCCTCTGGCCGGCCACCAGCGAATGTTCGACCAGGCGGATTTGCAAATTTATGAAGTGCGCCCTGAGACACTCATGGTTTACATTATGATCGACCCGGCTCGATCAATTAAGAAGGACAGCGCGAATACGGCTATGGCGGTAGTGGGGGTGGATTATGCGGGGAACAAATACCTGCTCGACGGGTACGATCACAAAATGGATCTACAAGAACGGTGGCACCGAATGCGCGACCTATTCAAGCGCTGGCGATCGGCCACCGGAGTTCAAAATTGCATCGTGGGTTACGAGCGGTTTGGCGCCATCTCAGACTTGGATTACTTCAAAGAACGTCAAAAAATCGAAAATGTGCGATTTGAAATAGTCGAGCTTGAGTGGCCCCGCGAGGGCCCTGGAAGCAAGATCGACCGGGTGCAGCGACTGGGGCCGGATTTCCGGTCTGGACGGTTCTACCTGCCTTATGCNACGGATTCTGATAGGCTNACGAAGGCACAAGCTCGCATGGCGAGCGAAGGCTATGCGTATCGGGTATCTCAGACGATCAAGCGTAAGGATGAAGCGGGGCAGGTTTACGACCTAAGCGAGCGGCTCAGAATGCAGGTGCATTACTTCCCGTTNGGCGGTTTAAANGATNTNGTCGACGCCGTGTCTCGCATNTATGACCTTGATCCTCGAGGCCCNATCGTGATTGACCAAGAAGCACTAGAGCCGGAGTACGCATAATGCCGCCACCGATTCCGCAGGGTCTGGGTACGCCAGTCACAACGCGAAACTTCAGTCTGCTTGAGATGGTGTCNCGAGCGTGGGGCTCTGAGTTCAANGCGCCCGATCACGGCATTTATGTGTTTGATGGCGGCGTCCGTCGGTTTGACAGCACCGACATGGGCACGACCGGGTTCTATCGGCGTCCCGGATCATGATGAATCCCGAAGGAGAGATGCGGCTGATTGAGGCCGGCAATGCCGATGAGGCGTTGGATTTGCAGAAGGCTAAAGAAGTCGCCACTACGCTCGAGCAGCATTACCCCGATCATCCTTGGCTAATCTCGTTCCAAGGTCGGGCGCTTATCATCCGGCATTTGGCAATATCGGATACCGTCCGTGAGGAAATGGGGCGCGAGGGTTTTGGGTTTGTGCTGAAGCATATCGACTCATCGAGCGCCACCGAGCTTGCCAAAAATGCTGTGATGGCCGGCGGTCAAATGCTCGAGGCGTTTGGGTTGCCTCGAGCGGCATGGAAAGGGCAAGATCCGATCCTGCCGGCGGGCTGGACTAAACGCGAAACGAAACACAGGCTCGGAAACGAACAGACTAGGATCATCCTGCAATGACCGTTAGTACCCAATCGCGGCCGCAGCCGCCCTCGATCATGGATCCCGGCGCGGGTGACGGTCTGGATCAGTTTCTGATCTATGGCAAAGAGGACGACGACGACGGTCTGGCGCCTGAGCAGGATCCGTCCGACGAGGCCGATGGAATTAACTGGATGTCACGCGCCCGCCAGGCATATCAGTTCTCGACNAGTTTCGTAGACAGCAATTATCGGAAGCAATGGGAAGATTCGATCCGGGCGTTTAACAGCCAGCACCCCGGTGAATCTAAATACAACAGCGAGCTGTGGCGCCGTCGGTCGCAAATCTACCGCCCAAAAACCCGATCAATTATTCGCAAAAACGAAGCCGCCGCGGCAGCAGCATTTTTCAGCAATGTCGACCGAATAAACGTGGCAGCGGTTAATGAAGGGATCCCCGCGGAGCGGTTGTCTGCGGCCATCATGAAGGAGCTGCTCAACTACCGCCTTACGAAGTCGATCCCGTGGTTTCAATTATGCGTAGGCGCGTTGCAGGATGCCCAGGTACAGGGATCTTGTGCGGCGCATATCTATTGGCGATTCACTAGCCGGCGCGGGAAAGATGGCGATCTTGAGAAGGTCGACGATCAGCCGGTTGTGGATCTGATCCCGATTGAGAACATCCGCGTCGACCCGGCTGCTAATTGGCTGGATCCGATCAACAGCAGCCCGTATGTCATTCACCTGATTCCGATGTACGTCGTGGACGTTAAGGATCGGATGAATAAGCCCGATCCGAAGGGGCGGACGTGGAAACGGTACGATGACGCCGTATTTTCGAGTTACAAGTCGGGGGGGGACGACTCGACCCGAAAGGCTCGAATCAAAGGTTCCGAGGATCCGGCTCAGTACCGCCGATCTATCAGCGATTACGATGTGGTGTGGGTACACCGTCACATCCACCGGCACGCTGGCAAGGATTGGGAGTTTTACACGCTAGAGTCGGAAAAGCTGTTGACCGAGCCCGAGCCGTTGGCCGATACGGTGTTTCACGGGAAACGTCCGTATGTGATGGGAAACGCGATCCTTGAAACGCATCGCCCGTTTCCGAGTTCGATCCCGGAGCTGACGCGGGGTTTGCAAGAGGAAGCCAATGAAGTCGCCAATCAGCGGTTGGACAATATCAAATTCGTCCTCAATAAACGGTGGTTTGCCAAACGCGGCAAAAATGTCGACCTTGCCAGTCTGGTTAGAAACGTACCTGGCGGAATCACGCTTCTTGATGACCCGGAAACGGACGTCAAGGAAGTTACATGGCCGGACGTCACCCAGTCGGCCTACCTCGAGCAAGACCGAATCGACAACGATTTTAGCGACCTAGCGGGCAATTTTGACCCGATGCAGATACAGGCCATGCGGGCGGGTCAGGCGTCGACCAACACAATGCGGATGCTGCAAGGCCCATCTAATTTGCTGACCGAATATATGCTCAAGACGTTTACCGAAACGTTTGTGCAGCCCGTTTTGCGTCACCTGATTTTGCTTGAGCAACATTACGAGACGGATGAAGTAATCCTCGGCGTGGCCGGCCAGAAAGCACAGGCATTTCAGAAATTTGGCATTTCCGAAGTGCAGGATTCGATGCTCGATCACGAATTGACGTGCACGGTCAATGTGGGCATGGGCGCCACCGATCCGGTGATGAAGCTACAGCGCTTTGTATATGGCATACAGGCATTCTCAGCCATTGCGAAACAGCCACCTGCCGGCGTGAACCTCGAGGAGATCGCCAAAGAAATATTCGGCCTGTCCGGCTATCAGGATGGTGATCGGTTCTTCAACGGTCAGGATCCCGACAAAGTGCGGTCGCAGCAGGTCATCACGGCGCTCACGACCAAACTCAAAGAGCTGTCGAGCAAGGTTCGCGAGAAAGAGCAGTCACAGGTGGTCAAGCTGCAAGTTGCCCGCGAAAACAACGCCACCAAGATCCTTACGGCGTCGATGGCGCATGGCAACGCGAACCGGCAATTGCTGGCGCAACATCTAATGGAGCTGGAAAAGACTCAGACGCCGCCGACTATGGAAGGCGCCGGGGTTCCAGCCGGTGGCCCGCCCATGCAAATGCAGAGACCGCCGACCGCGCCCGGTCTTGGCGGCGGGGCTCCAGCGGCTGGCGCACCACCGACTACGCCG